TGTATTTTTCACAATCCCCCTAAGCGGTAATGATGGATTATTTTCTTCACCCATGGTGACGGATATATTGACACGCATGCAATTTCAACCTGCTAGCGTCACAGATTATGCTGCTATTTCCCAGTATAATGTAGCAAACAATACTGCCTTGATACCCTATCTCATTGCAGATAATAATGTTGCTAGCGGTGGCAGCATATTGTCAGAAACTTTTTGGATACCTGTTGGTAAAGGTCCAAGAGGAAATAATATCCAGTATGTTACTGTAGTGGGAGCTGGCGCATTATTAGGTGTTCAACAATGTGGCTGGCGTGAGAGCATGGGATTACAGTTGGTTTAGATTATTTAAATATAAAATATAATACAGAAATAAATATATACCCCAATATTAATGTTTTATTAATTTTCTTATAATGCTCTATTTGTATATATAGATTTTTATTATCTTCTCTTTGCTGTTGTAAGTAAGATGCTTTTATAGAAGAATCCAGCTGCATAGATGCAACAGCTCTTCTTAAAGTTTCTACCACGCCTTCTTTCACTTCTTTATCCCTTGGTTTAGATTATTTAATTATTAGATACAAAGAAATAGCGCTGAATATTACTCCTATAAAGGAAAGAAATACTCTTAGAAAATTCCAAAATCCTATGTCAGCGAAAACGAATCCTATTAATATTAAATTTATCATTAGAAATATTGCATTAGGGATAATCCAAATCACTTCTTTATCCTTCCATCTTAGCTTATTTGTCTATGGGTGTATTTTTATCTATGTATGGATTTTATATATCCTTATTGTAGTAATTCGCAATAAAGTATAAAGCATCCGCAGTCGTCATATCTTTTGTAAAACGCCTAAGAATTATATGGCCATGTATAGTTTCTCCACCTGTCCGATCTTTAATCTTAATGATTTGTTGAACAATATAGTGTCCAGTATTATTTGGATCTTCAATGCAGGTTATCTTAGTTGAAGCTGACTCTGCATTTATACTTACATCACCAATAAAGGGGTTGCCATTAAATCTACCATCGATACTCATTTCTTTATTCCTTTTTTAACTTCAAATAACCATGGCACATGATTGTCATATACCATTAGATCAAACTCATGGAACATCTCTGATGGCTGATATTGTCCATCCTCATTCCATGTTAACAACAGGTGTCTAGGTGGATTCATTTGCTTAACAATGCCGGCAATGCAGGGTGACTTACCATCTTTAACTTCACTGAATATGGTAATAGAAATCACCTTTAGATTACCTTTGGTGAACACATTGTTCTTATTGCCGGCTTGTATCCACTGCTTAAGATTGAACGGTTTTAGTTTCACTTTGTTGATTCCCATGAGCAGATGTAACTAAATCACACAATGATTTAAACGCAGTTTCGATATCAGCTGTAGCATTTGCAGAAGATATTCCAAGCTTAGCTAGAACAACTTGAGCCAAATGCTCTGCTGCACTTACCTCTATCCCTTCTAATGGTTTATTCAATTCTAACGCTAAACTTTCTAACATTTGTAATGATGACATTATTAACTCCTTATTTATCAAACCCATTAATAAACTCTTCCACATCTCTCTTCCTATATACAACCTGCCCAAATATCTTTAGGAACTTAGGACCTTTATTTTCCATACGCTCATGCGCAAGCTTACTTGTGGAAACTCTTCTTATAAGAGCCACCTCTGATTCATTGTGCAAAGAGTCTGGGGGTGACTCCCAGAAATCTTTTATGGTCTGCTCATCTGTTTTTTTAACTTTCATTTATTAACCACGCTCACTAATCTATCAAGTCCAAATTATATTTACCTAATATCAGTGATAATTCTATCTTCCTGATACATCCATGACATATGGTCATGTCTTTTTGTTGAAATATAGATTTACTATCACCCTTACAAAATTCCATGGAGCATCTTTCATTTGAAATATGATCTGGAACAGACCCTCCATGAGCAATAACCCTTCCACCATTAGATTCTTTATAGAAGTGCAAAGATTTAATCATTCATACTTATTCCTTTAAATGAAAATAATTCTAGCCTAATAAACATCACAATACAAATATCTACATCAATATCCATAAATAAAGATATTTTTACAAAAAAATACAATAGAATCAATAACTTGCATAAACATCCTTCATGCCTAATAATTAAGGTGTTAGTAATAACCAGCTACGCAGCTGTAATGCGGTGAACCCAACCATGGGGAAAAATGGTCTGTACGCGACAGTAACGCGGTGAACCGTGACGGGGCAATAGTCAACGAGAGGTTTTATATGAGTGATGGTTTGTCTAATGATTTGGGTCAGGTAACTGATAGTCCAGAGATTTCTGCTGCGCCAAAAATGGTGTCACAGGATGAAGTAGAAAAGATTGTACATGCTGCAAAGATGAGAGAGCGTGAAAAGGCTGCCGCGGACATTGAACGCGTCAAAACTGAAGCTCAATCAAGGTTGCCAGCTGGTGTAGGTGGAAGCGCGATTAGTCGTGAAGACATTGATGCCATGGTAGATGCCAAGTTACAAGGCGTTCTAGAGAAGGCTGGTCAAAAAGCTGTTGCGCAGAAGATCATGAATGATTTCACTGCAAAGATGGCATCAGGCTACGAAAAGTATCCAGATTTTCAAGACAAGATGGCAGATTTTGGGTTAGCTGATGTTACTGAATTAGTTCAGCTTGCCACAAATACTGAAAACACCGCTGATGTAATGTACGAGTTGGCTAGTAATGTTGGTAAAGCAGGTTCAATCCTGTCTCTTTATCAGAAGTCACCCCGATTAGCCATGAAGGCTGTAGCAGAATTATCAAAGTCCATTAAGGATAATGAAGCTGCTAAGGGCGGTACACCATCAAAACCATTGTCACAAATAAAACCGACAACAACGGCTGTTGATAGTGGTACGCCTAGTGTCCAAGATTATTATAAACAATCATGGATACGTAAATAGTTTTAGGCACTCCTATCAACATTTAAAAATGGTTGATTTGGAGATCTAAAATGACAACCCCGCAAAATACTTTACAACAGGTAGTCACGTACCAACGTGCCGGCCTTGCATACATGTTATTTCATTCTGCATTTATTGTTACTTGTAATCCTAAATTTAATAACTTCCAAACTTTCTCTGGTAACTTAGGCGACACAGTTTCCTATGATTTACCATATCGTTTAACCAGTCAAAGCTCTTTAGTAGGTTCACCCCAAGGTGTTACACAACGTAAACGTACCTTGACTGTTGACCAACAAAAATTAGTGCCATGGGCATTTAGTAACCAACAAGTCATATTCAACATGAACGAACAATCCTATATGGATTACATCGGTCGTGGCGCTATGACCCAATTGTCATATGACGTTGAAGCATTTGTTGCTTCTTTAGCTGAAACTCGTCCTTACCGTTATTTCGGTGATGGCGTAACTCAATTATCAAACATTACCCAAGTGGCAAACATGCTTGCACAGTATCGTGCGTATGGTGCTGCTATGGATTATGACTTGAAGGTTTACTGGCCAACAACTGTAACTCCTAACATTGCGAGTTCAGCTGCAAACCAATTCGTTATCAGCCGTAACCAAGAAATCATGTCTAAATGGATGGTTTCAGATTGGCAAGGCGTTGAGTTCTATGAATCAATCCTATTACCACAACATACTTCTGGTACCGTTGGTAACACTGGTCCTGCTGGCGTTGGTAACGTATTGACCGTTGTATCAACAAACGACGTTACTGGTAACAACATCACTCAAATTACTTTCAGTGGTGCTACACCAAACGATCCAAATGCTATCTTCCAATTTGATGGATTCACCTTCAATGATAACGTTGGAACTAACCCAAATCTTCGTTACTTAACCTTCGCTGGTTATAAACAAAACGGCTTGGTCCCAGTTCAATGTCAAATCACAGCGCCTGCTGGCTCTGATGGTGCTGGCAACGTAACTGTAAACATTACTCCAACTTTATGCGCAACTCCTGGCAACCAAAACCAAAACTTAACCTACAACATTGTTGCTGGTATGCAAGTTACGGTTCTACCAAGCCATATTTGTGGATTAATCGTTGGTGGTAACGCTATGTACTTAGCAATGCCTCAATTGCCAGATCAATCACCGTATGTAACTTCAAATGAGAAAGATCCATTAACTGGTATCTCTACTCGTTTGTACACCGGTGCTATTCCTGGTCAAAACGAAATCACTTGGTGGCATGACTGTATTTATGGAGCAGACGCTGTTCCTGAATACTTAATGAAGATTGTTATTCCGTTAAGTTAATAGTCGATTATCGACAAATTGGGGGCCATATGTCTTATACGTCAGGCGAGCTTGTAACACGTGCTTGGTTTTTAACCGGTATCGTGAGTCGCGACCTACAAGAGGTGTCTGGTTCCCAATTTGAAGATGGAATATTTTGTTTAAATGCCTTATTGGCAATGAATACTGCAAATCTGGGACTTATCCCTTATTTTACTCAAACCCATTTTGATGGGGTTATCTCTCAAGAAACATATTTCTTCCCTAATCTTGTTCAGGTAGAGACTTTAACGTTTGTTATTCCTAATGATGCATCACCGGACCAAACAGTACGATTCCCGATGTCTCGTAAATCTCGTGAAGATTATTGGGCAACGCCACGTGCTAATGGCGTAGCATCTTTACCTTATATATATGAAACCGAAAGAGTCATGGGAGGTATGAATGTTAACGTTTACTTCACTCCTAATGAAGCTTATATATTCGAGATGTGGGGTAAATACTCCTTAACATCTACAGTACCTAATCAAGATTTATCGTTAGTATATGATCCATATTATCTTGAATACTTACGCTATGGCGTAGCTACATACTTGTGTGAAGAATATAATGTTATTCCTCCACCATCTATTGTTGCTAAGTTTAAACAATACGAACATCTTATTCGAAACACGAGCCCAACAGATTTTACCCAAAAAATCCAATGTCCTTTCAATGGCAATTACGCACCAAACTATGCGTTTGCTAATGCCTCTGCTGGATATGTACCTGCTGGATGGGGGTATTAATGCAGCCTACTGCTCAGCAACCTTTATTAGACGCACCAGTTAAAATTGTTGGCGGAAATCTATTTGGTCGTTTCCCAAAGATTTCTGATGAGCAAACTTTTAATATGGTTGTGTCTGATAAATTCTTAGTGTCATACGCAGGCTATAAAAAGATAAAAGATATTGTTGCTGGAAGCGCACAAGGCCGCGCTATTTATTCTAGTACTCGCGGTGGATTCATGATTGCCGTGATTAACAATCAGGTTCTAAAAATACAAGGTCCTTTGAATAACATAATTGTTCAATTTTTATTCAATTTGAATACTTATACAGGCGATGTGTTTATAGATGAAAATATTGCGGCGCAAATAGCAATAGCAGATGGATCTGATTTATGGATTTATAATTGGTCTACAGGTATTTTTCAGACTGCGATATTGCCTAATAATCCTTCAACAGGAAATCCTATTCAACCTGGATACGTTACTTATCATGATGGTTATTTTATTGTACCTGATTTGGAATCAGCCTCTTGGTACCTTTCCGCTTCTAATGATGGCCTAAATTGGTTATGGGGAGCAGGAGGCGTAGCAGTATCTGGTGCTATTCAAACTAAGCCTGATAATTCTGTTGCGGTAATTCGCGCTCCAGGCAAGGGCTCATTAATTTATGTATTTGGTAATAACGTTACTGAATTATGGAATGACGTAGGTCGTGGATTATTCCCTTATCAAAGAAATGCATCAACAAGTATTGACTATGGCTGTTTAAGTCCATCTACGATTGCTGCAATGTCTGACATGGTAGTCTGGCTGGCGGTGAATGAACGTTCTGGCCCGGTCATAATGATGGCCAATGGATCTAGCAGCCAACCTATTTCTACTGATGGAATAGAATATCGTTTAGAGCAATTAATTAATCCAGCAGATTCGTTTGCATTCTTTTATACAGAAGCTGGCCATGTCTACTATCAAATTACCTTTGCTGACCCTAGAGATAATCTGACATTAGTATATGATTTTGAATCAGGATTATTCAGCACATTAACAGATGAAAATCTTAATCATTACACAGCGTCTCGCATAGCTTATTTCAATGATACTTACTATTTCGTAAGCTTAAATGACGGAAATCTGTACGAACAGAGCTTTAAATATCCATATTACGATTATACGACTCCAAGCTTACTGATTCCTAATCCCAATCCACCGGAAATTAGGCAGATACCAAGGATAAGAATCACTCCTCCTACACGTCTTGCTGATAGCTCTAGATTTGTGGCGAGCAATCTATCCTTTACGTTAGAGCAAGGAGAAGATCCATTCTATGTACAAGATAGAATCGCTTTTATAACTGATGAGCAAGGCGCACCCATTACTCAAGAGCCTATAGCAGGATATATAGCATCTGCATTAACCAATGAATACGTACTCAATCATTACATTCCACGTATTGATTACTCAGTATCTAGAGATGGCGCTGAAGCTTGGAGTAATTACGTCAGCATTAAGATGAATCCACAAGCTAGAAGAAATAACCGCGTGCTGTTTAATCAAATTGGTTCTGCCAATGATTTGACACATCAATTTAGATTTTACAGCTTGGCTAGAGTGGTTTGCACCGATGGTGTAATGCAGACTCGGCAAAATGGAATGGGGGCAGCATGAGCTTTGTAACAGCAACCTCAATGATATTCCCAAGTTATGTTAATGGCGTAGCTGTGGATGAAGCTAAAAACTTTACTCCTGATTGGAACATTTATTTCTCTCAGTTGACACAAAACTTACAGCTTAACTTTTCTAACGAGGGCATTAGCTTGCCTTCAAACGACACAACCACGATTAATGATTTGATTGCACAGGATGTCGAGGGGTTATTGAATAATAAGATGTTTGTGAATTCAGATACAGGGCTGCCACAGTATATAAGCAATGGCGTACTTAAAACTTTTACAGTGACATAGGTGATATATGTTTGGCGGAATATTTGACAGTTTATTTGGAAGTCCTGAGCAACAAGCTATGGATATGTACAGTTTAGAAGATTTTCAGAAAATGCTTCAGGAATACTACGGTCCTTATTCACAGGCTGGTGAGAATGCTCTTCCTGTACTCGAGCAGCAATATCAAATGTTATTGAATAATCCGGATCAGCTGCATCAGCAGTTTGGCTCTACATATGAAGAGTCTCCAGGGTATCAATATCAAATGGACCAAGCAATGAATGCTGGAAATATGGCGGCTGCTGCTGGTGGAATGCTGGGATCTCCTTCTCATCAAACAGAAATGATGGGTCAGGCTAGCAATATAGCGAATCAAGATTATTGGAATTATATGAATAACCTTCTTGGGCTGCATGGACAAGGATTGAATACCGCTGGGAATATGGCAAATATGGGCTATAACGCTGCTAATTCCATGGCAGGCAATACAGGTTCATTTATGGGTGCACAGCAAGGATTGGCATATAACGGCGCTGCAAATCAGCAAAATAATTTATATGGATTGCTTGGTGCTGGAGTTGGCGGTCTTGGTGGCTGGTTAGGTTTATAGGAGTTATCAATGGCATATCAAATTCAATATCCACCACAAAGACAAAATGCTTTTGAATCTTTTATGGGTGGCTATAGTGCTGTAGATCAAATGAGAACTCAAGCCGCTCAAAGAGAAAGAATGAAGCTTGAGCAAGAAGCGCTTAAGCAAGAACTTGCAAATAATCCACAATTATTTGAAGCGCAGTTAATGGGTGAACAAGCTAAAGCAAACCAAAGCATGAGCGCTGCTGAATTGAATGCGCTTAAGTTTGATAGAGAGAAATTAGAATATGATTTGAGAAATCAATTTGGCATGTCACAAGAGCAGGCAAAATTAGCATCAGAACAAGCCTTGCAGCAACAAAGATTGGCGTCTGCTGAAAAAAGCAGAAGAACTGATGAATATGGTGGAAATTTGACAGGAACTGCCGGACAGCTTGCTGCTTATAATGCCGCGGTAAAAAGCGGAGATCCAAATGCTGATTTGATTCTTGAAGGTATAAAGAAAGGTGGCAGTGGGGCTTCTAATGATTTCAGAAGCTATCCAATGGATGTTAAGCGTTCATTAATAGCAAAAGGTGTTGGCCTTGGATATGACCAAGCAGAAGCAGGCAAGATGTTGAATGAAGGCTATACATTAGCTGAAATGGCTGAGATGAGAGGCATTCCTGTAGATGCAATGAATAGCTCAGAATATGCGCCTGTTTATAACCCTACTCAACCATCAGTTACAGCTGTTCAAAAGCGTGTAGCTGCTGAACAAGAAATAGCGTACTTAGCGCCCAAGGTTGCTGAATGGATAACACC